CCTCTAAATCGGCTTCGGTTGGGTATGGCATGTTTAGCTCCAGGTTGTTAGTACGGATAGTTGGAAAGATGCAGTGAGCAGTGATCCGCTAGCAACGTCTAAGACCGACGGCGCGGTTATTGCACTAATGTTATAGGTCAGGCCTGATATTAATAATTTTTGGAATACTGCAACGATTGTGTCCTCAATGCCTGCAAGGTTGCCCTGATTATCAAACATAGGCACGGTCATAATAATATTGAAATTGGCTTTAGGGTTTAGATTCTGTGAGTTATTACTTGGCTCAATGTATGGATCACTAGGAGCAACTACTACCGAGTTGGCTAGTATCGTCTCAGGTGGAAAGCTAAACACACTCCATACACCGTTATTAGTGAGCGCCGTTGCGATAGTGCCGCGTAGCGTAGTCAGGGCCGCCGTCATTACCCCACCATGGCCGACGGGTTGAGATACGGGGCTATAAGGCCGCGCACCTTGCTAATCATTGAGTTACCCATGCGGTACGGGCTTGGGCTAAAACCGTCTATAGATACGCCGCCTGTCTGGCTTACCTGGCGCGCCTGCCATATATCTACAGCTAGACACATAGCAGCCTCGCGCACAGCCCCTGTGGTGGCGTATGAGGCAGTCTTTGTGTCAGTACCTACGCCACGGCCATAAGGCAATACACGACGGAAATTTTGATCGTCAGCTGTCTTGGCATATTGGATGAAGCTATAGCCCTGTGGATATTGCCAGTAATTGAGTTGCATATTGAAAGCAGGCAATATGTTTGCAGTACCTGTACTCCATGGCAGTGTTGCAGTAATTGTAAATGCGCCATTGAAAGTTGAACCAGCGCCTGAGATCGTTACCGATTCCCCTGTAGTAAAAATCCCAGGGCTGGCCAACATTACTGTAGCTACGTTAGATACTAACGCTGTCCCAACTACAGGTACGGAATCAAACCAAAGATAGCTATTGAGTAAGTCCTCGGCAGTTTGAGCGCACTCTTCAACTGTACTGTCCGAGTATAAAGTTCCGATTCCAAGGTTGCTTCTTAACTCGGCCATGGTCACATACGTTGCTGCCATTTCGGTACTCCTTACTCTAGGTAGGTAGGGCCAAGGGCTAAGGCCCTACCCACTATTAGGGTTATTGCTTAGGTGAAGTTGTAACGGATGATTCCCTTAGGCATCTTGGCAATAGTTGCCATGTAGCCGTAGATCGCAACCTGAACCTGCAAGTTAGATACAACATTTACTGACATGTAAGCCTGTGGGCTTTGGTACACAGTAAATGCCTCAGGTGCAAGAATAATTGCGCTGTCATCTACAACAGTTGTAGCTGCAAAATTCTTATCAACATAGAGATCAAGACCAAGCACGTTACCGCGGATTGAACCAGGTTGTACTTGACCTGCTGGATTCATTTGGTATGGCTGAGTTGCTGAGTAAATTGGGCGGCCAGTTGTATCTGATGCGCCAAGTAGTAGCTGCCATTGTGCGCCATTAGCGATGTAGTTATTTGCATAGTAGCCAGTTGCCTCATAAACAAGACGTGCAGCTTCTGATGTATAACCAATAATTCCTGCTGATGTTGCAGCTTGTGCAGTTGTTGCAACAGTACCTGCAGTTACTAGAGCTGCGTTAACTGTTGTATCAAGTGTCTTTAGGTAAGCGTTTTGGAGTTGTGCTGTCAATTCACTAAAGAAATTGCCATCACCATATCCGCGCTCTAAAAGCTCGATGCTGATTGTGTTCATACCTGAGTATTTTGAAACTGTACCTGATAGATATTCAGTAACCATACCTGTGTTTTGTACAGCGCCTGCTTCTGCCTCAACAGTTACAGCAGGTGCAACACCTGATTGGCCGCCTGCAGATGTAACGAGTGATGGCACGTTAATTGTCATACCGTTTGCTGGCAATACGCCACGTGAGCATGCATCAATAGATGGAGTGCCAAAGCGTGTATTAGTTGGAAATTCTGACAGGTACTGAGTCGGATTAAAACCTGGATTCGTGCTGAAACTGTCATCAGCTGCGGTTACGTAAAGACGTGAATCGTCATTACCTAGTGCTGCCTTGATCTTGTGTTCAGTGTATGAACCCATGTTGATAATAGGAGTACGCACGGTCTGGCTGTTAAGTACTGATGGACGGATGATAGGACGAGCTGCCTCTACAGTAGGTGCAGCTGTTTCTGGGGCAGATGCTGCCTCAGTTGCTGATTGATCGGGGGCTGTCGTCATGACATCCTCACTTTCGGTTTCGGTTTCGGTTTCGGTTGTCGTGCTGTTGATTGTCGTGCTGGTTGTAATTACTTTGGTACTTGTTGAAGCAGCCTCTACTGGCACATCGCCCTCAGCGGCTGCAATCTTTTGCACGGCGGCTGAGGTAAATGCAGGGCTTTCGACCAGGCTTACCTCTTTAAGTACTGCCGCCGTCACCAGGAGATAATCTTTTGTCGGCTTTGATGCTGTAACTTCAACACCAACGGATAAGCCAGACATAAGTTGTTCCTGGGCTAGCAAAATTGCATCAGTACCGCGTGAGCTTGCACTTACTTTGAAGCTGCCATAAACGCCTGACTTATCAGATCGCATTGATTGCATACGACCTATTGGCTTTGTATTGTCATGGCTCATAAGTAACTTAATATTATTTACATCAGGTATTGCAATACTGCCCTCAGCAAATACCACAGCGCCTGCGCTTGTGTTTCCTACTTCACCGTATGGCGCGATTTTGCCAGCGATAATGCGGCGCTCTGTATCGCTAGCTTCTATATTGCTACTAAATGTTAAAATCACTTGTACCCACTCCTTCACTTAGACCCATAGGGCTTAGTTGTTCCATAGATTGCGCTTGCTGTAAATCAATTAAGCCAAGGTTAAGCATCTTTTCGATTGCATCCAAACGCGCTGCAGTATCTGCACGTAGGAAAGTCTCATCTATTGCAAAGCGCACTACGTTGCCGTGTGCTGTTATGTCATCCATTGAAAGACGGTTTTCAATAGCAGAAATAAATGGCTGTAAAGAGTAGGCCACAAACTCTTTACGGCCATCTAAGATATTTTGATACGTCATGCTGTTATTCATGTCTGCGCTGATGTAATACGCTGGCACGTTCATTAAGCGTGCTATCTCTGTTGCTAAGTATTGTGATGCCTCGTTATACATCATGTCTTTAGGGCTAAAGCCAATATTTTGCACTTCAAGAGTGCTAGTCAAAAATGCAGTAGATCGTGATGCACGTGCAGCTTTCCATGCAGCTAAAAGGCCGCTTACTTGTGCCTCAGGTAAATCAGCGCCATTATTTTTTAGCACAGTAGTAGCCATTGGAGTAGCTGCACTTACTGATGCAGCTTTACAAATATCTAAAGCGGCTTGAATAGTACGGCCACCGACTTCTAACACTCCAGGTAGCAACGATTGGAAAGTAACGAGTGAGCCAATTCCTGACATAGGAGTGCGCTCACCGTTGATTGAATAAAATTCGACTTGATCGCCATATTGATTAGTTGTAACAGTAACGCGGCTATTAGATACCCATTCAAAGCCTGATGGCCGTCCATCGTCGGCATAAAGTGATGTAACGCGCCAATATGCAACGCCGTAAAATAGTAATGAATCAACTGTGTAGGCAATAGTTACGCTACGTGGTTGGCGTATATCTGGCTGGTCTAACCACAGTGGAGACTCTAGCTCTACTCCTGTAGATTTCTTATACAGCTCTAAATCAATACTGGAAATTACACCTGCGATTAAGTTACGGCATCGCATAACACTTGGCACTTGCAGTGCCGTGTTGCGATCCATACCCATGCCAAAATTAGATAGCCCTGAGTTGAAGCTATAAACGCCAGCACCGTAGCCAGTGTTCATAATTGCAGGTGCTAGTTGTGCCTCTACGTTAGTAGATTTGAGTCCTAGAGTCTGCAGTAATCCCATGGCGCGATTTTTTCATTTTGTCAAGCATATTTCAGGTTATAGCTCGGCGTGTCGCTAGGCGTATATTTTTGCCTCATTCATTGGCTTAGACAGGTGCAGCGAAAGCATAGCTGCGCCAATAGGCGCTGCCACTGATCCGCTAGATTTTTTTCTGACTATACGCCAGCCATAATCTTGTGTTTTTGCCGCTACGTTATCCATAGCCTCATCTAGTGATGGCTGCGCACCGTGGACAATACGGCGGTTATCTATGCAGTCCTTAAACGTTGAACAGGCGTTGTAAAAGGCACTGCCACTGCAGTCCTCAACCTTTATCCCAGAGTTATAGAGACGGTCAGCAATTCCTTGGCCTGTGTATTTATCAAATAGCACTAACTTAGGCATCCACTCATCACAGTACGCTTTTATGTCTGCCGCTATTTTCAGCTGGTCAATCGCACGATCTGATTCCCAAGTTTTTACCAAACTTAGGCCAATACGTCCATCAGGCAATATGCACCCTGCCATCAGGGATGCGTGTCTGCCTGCGTGTGGCTCAACGTCAAAGGCAAACATCGTGTACATGCCAGGAGACATAACTAGGTCAATATCTGCGCACTCCTCCCAACTGCCAGGTGTGAACGGGCTGGTCATTGTGCCGACCCATTTACACAGTGTTTCAGTCATAGCGGCATTAAATGTACTTGTGCTTATGATTTCCTCAATGGCTTGCTCGGATATGAGTATGCCTAAACTCGGGTTTGCAGCGGCCCAAGCACTGCGATCCCATATGTCACAGTTATCAGGTGCGCTAAATTCATAATAGCCAACGGTCTTAGGAGCTTTAGTAAGGCTGCGCTCGCGCATCTCATTTAGCACCGTGCTGTCTTTATGACCAGCGTTCGACGTGTAAAAGCGCTGCGAATTAGGCCGTGTAAGCGTCGTACTCTTTACAGCATCCAGTGCCTCGACTCCACACTCGCGTAACTCATCAACCCAAACCATATCTGCAGTTAGTCCACGGGCTGAGTCAGTAGTAGCTGCAACTACCTTTACCTCAGCGCCTGTTTCCAAGATAATGCGCTCATTACCGTTAGTGCGCTTGTAGGCCTTGTCTATATTGCCATCCTTGACCTGAGCCAATAGGAAAGGGTTACGTTCAATAATGCCTGCGATTATTTCCAGTGACTTACTAGCCATTTGTCTTTGTGAGGACATGATAAGGATATTCATCTCGCCAAAGCAGAATAGGCCAGCTAGCACCCTCATGCGCATCATGTGCGACTTTCCTGATTGTCTTGCACAGATCATGAGACTTGATTTCTTGATAAACATATTTTGCTTATCTACTACGCACATGTCTTTGAGTATTGTTTTTTGCCAGCCCAAAAGCGGTTGGCCAATAGCATCAGCTAGCGCTGCAATCTCATCTACCCGTGATTTGCCACCGAGCCAAGGCGTGTGAAGCCTAGGCAGTTTAGCCCCTGTGAGCTTTGGTGCTCTTTTAGCCATTTACGCTCACTGCGGTTTGATTCCTTTGGTCATCGGGCCTATGTGAACCGTTTCGGTTATTTTCGGGGATAAAGAGGACGA